CAAGATCAACGGTATTTCTGGAATCCCTTGGATGCCTCAAAAAGTTTTTTCTCTCAAGGATCTATGTCTTCAGAAGTTGTCCACATACAATATGGCATTCGGTGGTAGCTCAATGGGCCAATATACACGAACTACTACTATGAATATATACCCTCTTAAATTGCCGAAAGCCTTTGCAAAATGGGATAAGCCAACACGTGATCCCAATGAATTTGCTAAAGCACTTACTCCAATGTTGGGTGCTGCCCTTGACAGATGGGTTTATATGATGGGGACTCGTAAGCTTATGAAAACAAGAAAATTTGTTTCTCGTGATTTTCGTTTTGAAAATATTCCTCTTAATGCTTCTAGTGGTCCTAGGTCTGGTCCGAGGTTGGTTATGCCTCCTGACGAGGCTTGTAAATGCTTCCGCATTTATTCAGCTGTCGGTAAGAAAGTTGATCAGCTTGATTATTCGATAGACCAGTATATAAAAATGGTAGAACAGGCTAGGGTTGGTGAAGTTAATCTGCATGACCATGGCTTCGATAATAATTTGAAAGCTGAAACTGCGAACTCTGCAAATGAGCGTACCAAAGCTGATGCAGAGGCAGTTCATATGAAGGGCCGTCTCTTTGTGAATGGGTTTCTTTCGGGTATTTTACTCGAAGCTCATGTATCAAAATTGAGGATGATGTTCGAGAGGGGTCCTGCTATTAGAATTGGCCAGGTCTGGTGGTATGGTGGGGGAGAGGAATTCATGAAAGATATTGGCATAGATGATCCCGACATGGTTTTTGGAGATGGTGATGTCAGACACTTTGATACATCAATTAACCGCGTCCTTATGCAGATATATATGGCAAGTTCAGGGATATATTATGACCTTGATAAGGCTGACCCTGAGAGTGAGGTATATAAGCGGTTACTTAGGGCAGCTACGCGTTACCTTGTTGTTAGAGTTACACATTTTTTTAAGGAAGAATGGCGCATAGTCATAGGAGGTATGCCATCTGGGTCATTAAATACGTCCCATGGAGATTCTTGGATTTTAGGATTTTTAATATGTCTTTTTATTGAGTACACATTTCAGACTAAACCCTCTAGACGAAGAAGAATTAATGCGTGTTTTTATGGGGGAAAAATTAAGATTGTTGTCTATGGAGATGATCATGTCTTAGGCGTTTCTAGGTCAATATGGGATATAATAAATGAGAAGGAATTTGCCAAGTTTCTCTAGAAATTTTGGGATATGGAACTGCGTGATATTCGTAACTCCGTTCCTGGGTTATCTGTTTGTGATCAGCGAACAGGAACTATCAAGGAGGCAGGAGTAGTTTTTCTTCAGCGTCATTTCATCCCTAGGCCTGCGTACTTCAATAATCATGATAATGTTGCCGCAATTGTACCTTTTCGTTCATATTGTAAGTATGCTTGGAAGATACCTTTCTCATCTGACGGTTCGAAACGCGATACTATAACTACTCTTATTGCATGTATCGGTACGGCATATGATAGCATGGGCACAAATTTACTTGTTCATGAGTATGCTAATTTTGTGTTTGGAGCTATAAAGGAAATAGAAAAGCTTGATGACGTAACTGTTAAAAGAAAAATGCGTGCTAGAATGACTGAGGAATCCCGGGA